TTCGACGGGTAACTTGGGTGCGGTCCTGGGCGGTGGGTCAGCAGCTTTTGCCTCTTACTTGGGTATGGGTGTCGCTAATCCTTGGGCTACTGCTGCGGGTGCGTTCATTGGCGCATTAGGCGGAGGATTCGCAGGTAAAGGCAAGAAACTCCATCAAGGCGAAAGGAACGTAGGCGAAACGTTTAAGAATCTCCAGAAAATAAACTTATTTCCATCCGACCAAGCTTCCTTTGCTAAGGTACTGGCATTGACCCGATTAGCTAATCCCGAGGAAGGCGGCGATTCTGTTGGCGATGCTTTGCATGAGTACGGCCGCGTCAACGTAAACGTTGACGAACAAACATTGCTCGGCTTTAAGGAATTGATTGAGGAAGGGCATGTGGGGAAGCGAGAGTTGCTGGATAATTTGACGGCCGACCTGCGGCTTTTCCGTAAAGAAGTTGAGGGGTTTAACGATCCACGCCCTGCTCTAGCTCCTCAGCCTCAAGAGAAAAACATTTCGGTTCCTGATTCGGCATTAGTTGAGGAAGAACCTCAACCAGTGTTTGCGCCTCCAGGCGCGTCAACGCCTAAGCCTAAGCCTAAGCCAAAGAAGAAGAAACAAGAAACAATATTAACCAGTCCATCGGGTTTGGGAGAAGAGCCGATAATTTTTACACCTAGTTTATAAATGGATACCTCATTAGATAGCTCAGTCGATTATTGGCTAAAGCGTTACCAACGTTTGGAAGCGGATCGCTTAAGTTACTGGGATGATAATTTCCAGAATTTAGCCGATTACATCTTACCGAGAAAATCAAACATCTTAACGCGTCGAGAAAAGGGCGCAGACTTGAACGGTTATGTCTTTGACTCGGCCCCAATTCATGCAAATGAGTTGTTAGCTTCGAGGATGCAAGCGGATCTCGTTCCTTCGTCAAGCAATTGGTTTTATTTAGACGCGGAGTTCTCCGACCAAGATCGACAAGCCTACGACGAAGATCTCAACAAGAATACCGAGGTGAAGAAGTTCTTTGACGATTGCGTCGGCAAGATGAAAGGCCAAATAGACGCGAGTAACTTTGACGTAACAATCCATGAATTCCTGTTGGACTTAGGTTGTTTTGGGACGGCTTGTATGAGCATGGAAGGCGTGCCGGACGCAAATGGAAGCTTTAAGCGTTTCAGGTTTCAATCTATCCCTATCCAACATTATGTATTTTGCGAGAACTCGGACGGGGAAGTGGATACTGTAATGCGGAAACTGAAGAAAACCGCAAGACAAGCATTCCAGAAGTGGCCCGACGCGGAGTTCCACGAAACTATTCGAGAGTCGTTAAAGAAAGATCCAGAGAAGGAATTCACCTTTATCCATATCGTTTTCCCTAAAGAGGACTTTGATCCTCATACCAAGAAAACCAAGAAAAACATGCCATTTGGCAGCGTTGTCATTGACGAAACCAATAAGCAAATGGTCGAGGAAGCTGGATATGTTGAGTTCCCATTCTTTGTCGCAAGGTGGGCGAAATGTAGCGGTGAGAAATATGGACGCGGGCCTGGACGAACGGCCATTCACGATATCAACGTCTTGAACGCTTCGAAACTTTTAGAGATGCGAGCGTGGTCTAAGGTTATCGACCCTCCATTGATGGCAGAACATGACACGTTTATGGGAAATATCCGAATCGTACCGAACTCGGTTATCCATGTTAGGGATATCACACGACCGCCTATTCCGTTTATTTCCCAGACGCGTTGGGATATCTCGGCGTTAAAGAGAGATGAATTAGTCCAAAGTATTAAGCGGATCTTCTATAGCGACCAATTGCAAATGCCAGAGCAAGAGCAAAATAAAATGACTGCGCGTGAAGTAATGGTCCGTTACCAGTTAATGCAATCGTTAATGGGGTCTACCTTTGGCCGGATCGTTACGGAGCTACTAAGCCCATTGGTTACGCGGCTATACAGCAAAATGGAGCGCGCCAAGATGATTCCTGAAATGCCAGCCATGTTGGCGAATGTCGAAGGATTAAATATTAAGTATAAATCGCCATTGGCTATGGCTCAACGTTATGAAGAGGTCCAGTCGATTAACGCTTGGTTGGAAAGCGTATTGCCGTTGGCCCAAGCGGACCCTACGGTTTTAGACGTTGTTGACCTGAAGCAAGTCGCATTATGCCAAGCGGATTTAATGGGCGTTCCCGCGAAGGTATTAAGGGATGAAAAAGAAGTAATGCAGATAGAGCAAAACAGGCAAATGACCCAGATACAGCAAATGAAAGCCGAACAAATGCAGCAACAAACGGAAGGTCTTAGAAACGTGGCCCCTTTTATGAGGGAGGCCGGTCAAATACAGGGAGAATTAGCCGGTGAAATCGGATGAAATTGATGAAATTCAAGAGGGAAACTCGAAACAAAATATGTTGTTCGAGGAAGCGGTACACAGGACTTTTTCAACAGAATGGGGGAAAGAGGTTTTAGACAAGTTGATTGAGGTCCATTTGTTTAATCCCACGATCAATTTAGATACGAACTCAATGGCGTTTGCGAACGGGCAAAGATCCATCGTTCTTTACATTCATGGGATAGTCGAAGCCATGAATGATGGCAAGAAAGATCCAGAGTGGTATGAGGGTTAACTTAACAATAAGGGAGAAATATGAGCGAGACGGAAACAACTAACGAGGAAAGCTTAGAGAATTCGGAAGTTGACTCTTTGTTAGGTTCGGGTGGTGATACGACACCGGAGCCGCAAGAGGTTGACAGTAGTTGGCGCGAAGGGTTGGCGGAGGAATATGCACCAACTTGGGAGCGTTTCAAAGATATCAATGGAGCCGCCAAATCATACGCGGAGATGCGGAAACAATTAGACTCCCGCGTCAAGTTGCCAGGAGATGATTCACCTGACGACGATTGGAACGAGTTTTATAAGAAGTCAGGCCGACCGGATAACGTTGAGGGATATGAATATAAAGCCTCAGAAGATATGCCAGAGGATGTTCCTTGGGATGAAGATAAAGCTCAGGGGATGTTGCAGATGGCTCACGACCTGGGACTTAGTAAACGACAAACTAATAAATTTATGAAGCGCATGGAAGCAAGCGCGGTTGACGTTTACAACCAAATCAAGGCAAGTAGTAACGATAGTAAGAAAGCCGAAATGGAAGCCTCTATAACTGCGTTAAAAGAAGAATTAGGCGGAGGTTATCAAGATTTTTTGGGTAACTCCAATTGGGCCTTAGAGAATTTTGCAGACGCTAAAACGAAGCAAGCTATTAAAGATAATTTGGGAAATAACTTAGGCGTTATAAAGATGTTTGGCGAGATTGGCAAGCAGCTTAGACCTAAAGAGGGTGTTGAGACTAGCGGTTCGGAAATGACTATCGACTCTTCGGGATTAAGTGAAGCAGGCCAAATCCGCTCGGACCCAAGCCATAGGTATTACGCGGCTTACAGGGACCAGAAACACCCGCAATATAAAGAAGCTAGAAACTATGTGAATCAACTCTACAACAGGGCGTACCGCAATGCAAAACGTTAAAGAGAATGTTACTTGCGGCAAATGCCAATGTTACGAACGAGGCAATTGCACGCATTACAGAACGAAAGCAAATGCAGACGATGTATGGGGCGTTTGCCCTGGTTATGTCGTTCGTAGGACCGTAGCGGCCCCGCGTCCTCCTAGACGGAAGACCGGAAAACCCGTTGCGAAATAGTTTTAAGAAACACTAGACAACCCATTTATTGGCCCTAGTTGCTAACGGGGAAGCCGTTATCAATCGGTCGTTAGACGGGAAGCCCCGCAAAGTGCGGACAACCTTCCGAGGAAAGTACCACTATTTTTTTGGAGGGCATACCTATGTCCGTAGAAATCCCTGTCGCATTTGTACACAAGTGGAGAGATGATGTAATCCATTTGTCGCAGCAAGAGGGTTCCAGACTCCGACCTTTAGTCCGTTCTCAAACGGGTATTAAAGGAAAGTCGGATAACTGGGAACGTCTTGGCGCAACGGCGATGCAGAAAATTACATCACGGCACGCCAAAACGCCGTTAATTAGCACCCCTCACAGTCGAAGGCGCTGCACGTTAGGCGACTACAACGTTGCAGATGTAATCGATTCCCAAGACGCTCAGAAAGTCATGGCAAAGCTCGAAGGCGAATATATGCAAGCTATGGCCAACGCTGCGGGTCGTCAGTACGACGACTTAATCATATCGGCTGCTACTGGTAACGCTGTCAGCGTGGGTTCGGATGATACCGAGACTAACGTAGCTTTACCTTCGGCGCAGAAAATAGCGCATGGATCAGCCGGTCTTACGCTTGCAAAAATTATTGAGGCGAAAAGAATTCTCGACGCGTCTGACGTTGACGAGCGAATCCCGCGTTGTTTGGCGGTATCCGCAAAGCAAATGGAAGACATGCTGGGGATCAATCAAATCACTTCGATGGACTACAACAACCAAAAGACTTTGGTTAATGGGTCTGTTGACACCTTCCTAGGATTCAAAGTTATCAGGACCGAAAGACTAGGGACTGATTCAAATGGCGACCGTCAAGTTCTTGCTTGGGCAATGGATGGCATCGGACTCTCAATCGGAGCCGAAGCGGACATGGTTACTCGAATTTCAGAGCGAGCAGATTTGAACTACGCGACTCAATGCTACCTGGAGCTATGTGCAGGAGCTACACGCATTGAAGACGAAAAAGTAGTTGAAATTGCTTGTCAAGAATCCTAAGCGCGGAGGTGAATTATGGCTGATTTGTATAGTACCGAGTACACCAATGCGATTACGAACAACACTCGCAATAGCCCTAATAAAGAGGGCGAGGTGCATTATATGTATGCAAGGTTTACTGGGTCTGCTGTTACGAGTTCCGATACCTTGTATGTCGCCAAGATGGAAGCGGGATCTAAGATCTTGCCGCAAAGCTTGGTAATTATTTCTGACCTGGAGGCTTCCGCTTCTGTCAACGTAGGTTATGCGGCTCATAGCGACATTAATGGGACTGCGGTAGCTGTTGACGCGGACGCTTTTATCTCTGCTTTGGACGCTTCAAGCGCGAGAACTAAAACCTACTTTGATGAGTCGACGACTCACGATGACGGGTTTACGTTCACTGGTGAAGGGGATATCACTCTATCTTTAGCGGCTGGAACTGCTGTCGCTGCGGATACGTTTGATTTCCACATCTTCTATACCAAAGGCGGAGAATAACCATTTAAGAGGGAGCTTCGGCTCCCTTTTATTTATAAGGATCAATTATGGCTAGTGAAGTTGGTATCTGCTCAAACGCACTAAGGAAGCTTGGAGACGAACCTATTACAGCGTTAACGGATAACTCCGATAGAGCGCGTCTTTGTAATAACTTTTATCCAC